TGACGACTGATAACGGTAAGAAGAAAGCGCAGGGCGGTGAGCGTGTGATGTATACCAACCATCGGCCAGCGTGGGATGCCAAGAACCGACATGGGTTACCTGACGAAATGCCATTTCATTACGCTGGAATCGCTCATATCTTTGCGAGTCAGCAAACGCAACCTATTCCATCGCAACCTCAGACAGTCACTCCAGAACCTCAGCAGGCCACACAGCAAGCCCCTGAGCAAGTTCAAGAAGAATTGCCTCTCGATATGTCACAGGTAGCTGAAAAGCCTCAAAATGAAGCTCCTGGCACGCCACAGACACCACCTGAGCAATATCACACGAACTTGCCAAAGAGTTTGACAGACCTCATGGCGCAAGGTAACGTGACGGAAGAAGAACTTCAAAAAGTCGCTTACATTCGCGGGCATTTTCCACTAGGGACTCCTATTGAAAGTTTTCCGACTGACTACTGGGATATGATTGTCGCTCATTGGCAAGCAACTGTGGAAGTTATTGAAAATCAAGTTAGAAAAGAACCAGAATTGCCCTTTACGGTGTAGATTTTGGGAATTAGAAATCATAGCAAGGTATAACAAGAGGTATCTATGAAAGATAAAACTATTAAAATCGATTTATCAAAAATCGCCAATACAGCCTTACAAGAGAAGGTTGATAAAGAGTTAGAAAAAGTTCTTGATAACATCCTGGATCCAAATACGGAAGCTAAGGCAACTCGTAAGGTTACTATCACACTAACAATGTCAACAGATGATGAACGTACAGTTGTTAAGACAGGCATGGAAGTAAAATCCACTTTGGCACCGCAGAAAGGTGTTGCAACAACTGTCATTGTCGGTCGTGATGATGCTGGTAAAATCCACGCTAATGAACTTAAAAGTGGTATCCCTGGGCAAACTTACTTTGATGACAATGGTGATATGAGAACAGATACTGGGGAACTCATCAAAAAAGTCGAACAACAAAATACAAATATTATTGATTACAACAAAAAGAAAGCAGGTAACTAACCATGACAGAAAATCTTAAAGCAGCATTATCTTATGCAGTTGAGTTAGCAGATAAAGAAAATAAAATTATTTCTTCATCAAGTGGGAAGGAATATTTTGACATCAATAAGCATGACTTCAGAGAACTTAGCCCCCGCAAATATGCGCCGACTCTTGAACTTCAAACGCTCAAAAGTTTAGTGGATTATCTCAAATCAGATAACGACTTTATCGGTGGTCATAGACTTGTAGTGGTGGTAGAAAGTTATCAAAAAGTTTCTGTGTATGATCAAGTGGATATTGAATATGGCAAACGTCCTCAACTTGTATCTGTAAAGGCATCTGTTCCATTTATCCCCTTTAGTAATTGGTGTAATCAGGAAGAGTTTAATATTATGTTGCAATCTATGTTTATCAATGATGCAGACCGCAATCTAGTTTTAGATTTTGCTAGTCACTTAAAAATCGAAAAAGGGGCAGAGGCTCAAGATAACGGCGTTACACAAACGGTGACTGTTCGTGATGGTGTAGCAAGTCTAGCACAGGCTAAGACTCCAAATCCAGTAACCTTACGACCATATCGTACCTTTAATGAAGTAGAACAACCAGCAAGTCAGTTTGTATTCAGAGTTAACAAATCAGCGAATCTAGCTCTCTTTGAAGCGGATGGGGGCAAATGGAAATTAGATGCTGTTAAAAACATCTCAGATTATTTAAAAACAGAACTTGCAAACAACGATAAAATCACAATTTTAGCATAAGGAGAAAAACAGCATGACACAACAACAATACAACAACTTTGAACGCGAATTCGGATGGGAAGATACGATTGAAAAAGACTCGGAATACGTCCTACTACCTGACGGTTTATACCACTTTACAGTAATCGGTATGGAACGCACACGCCACACGCCAAATCCACAAAATCCCGGGAAATTGCCAGCGTGTAACAAGGCTATCGTCAGCATTAAGATTGTAGCTAACGAAGGCGAAACCGAATTGCGTCACAATTTATTCCTGCACAGCTCAACTGAAGGAATGCTATCTGCTTTCTTTGCTGCAATTGGCCAAAAGAAAAAAGGCGAACCACTTCGCATGAACTGGAATACAATCATCGGCGTAACTGGTGTATGTAAGGTCGGAATCCGACAATACAAGGAAAATAATTATAACGAAGTTAAGTCCATGCTCTATCCTGAAGATGTTGATTACACAAAAGTATTGAATCAAAAACCAGGGCAAGCTGCACAAACAAGCTATCAACAACCACAGCAGCCGAATTTTGCGCAACAACCACAAGGACAAGCTGGATACCAAGCTGGGCAATTCTAGGAGGTAAGGGATGCAATTAAGACCTTATCAACAGGAAGCACGGGAAGCTGTTCAAGCTGAATGGGCTAAAGGTCGCAAACGCACGCTCTTAGTATTGCCAACAGGATGCGGAAAGACGATTGTGTTTTCCAAAATCATTGAAGACCAAGTGAGAGAGGGCAAGCGTGTGCTTGTCCTTGCTCATAGGTCTGAGTTGTTAGAGCAGGCTAGCGACAAGCTCAAGACTGCGACAGGTCTTGGCACAGCCTTAGAGAAAGCAGAAAATACCTCTATCGGTTCTTGGTATCGGGTCGTTGTCGGTTCAGTTCAGACCATGCAGAGAGAGAAGCGACTTAGTCAATTTCCTCCTGATTGGTTTGATACGATTGTAGTCGACGAAGCACACCATGCTATATCAGATGGTTACCAGCGTGTGCTTGGCTATTTTGAGAAGTCGGATGTATTAGGGGTTACTGCCACACCAGACCGTGGAGATATGAAAAACCTTGGTTCTTACTTCGATAGCCTCGCTTATGAATATTCGTTGGTACAAGCTATCAAAGAAGGCTACTTATCTAAAATTAAAGCTCTGACAATTCCGCTAAGTTTAGATTTATCAAATGTCAGCATGTCAGCAGGTGATTTCAAGGCTAGCGATGTCGGGACGGCACTAGATCCATATCTTGAGCAGATAGCAGATGAAATGGTCAAGCAATGCGCTGACCGCAAAACAGTTGTATTCTTGCCACTGGTAAAGACTTCACAGAAGTTTCGCGATATCCTAAACGCAAAAGGATTTCGTGCTGCTGAAGTCAATGGAGAGTCCAAGGACCGTGCAGAAATCTTAGAAGACTTTGAGAAAGACCGTTACAACGTGCTTTGCAATTCGATGTTATTGACTGAAGGGTGGGATTGCCCATCAGTAGACTGTGTAGTCGTGCTAAGACCTACTAAGGTACGTGCCTTATATAGCCAGATGGTGGGGCGTGGTACTCGTTTACATCCAGGAAAGGAAGAATTACTCTTGCTAGACTTCCTCTGGCATACAGAACGCCACGAGCTATGCCGTCCAGCTCACTTGATTTGTGAGACTCCAGAAGTTGCTCAAAAGATGGTTGAGAACATGGAAGAGCAAACTGGTGTAATGCTTGACCTTGAAGATATGGAAGTCAAGGCTGCAGAAGACGTAGTCGCTCAACGCGAGGAAGCTTTGGCCAAACAATTGGAAGAAATGCGTAAGCGTAAACGCAAATTAGTGGATCCATTGCAATTTGAAATGTCTATCCATGCTGAAGATTTATCAAACTACGTACCTAACTTTGGATGGGAGATGGCACCTGCTAGTGATAAGCAAATTAAAGCTCTTGAGAAATACGGCATACTTCCTGACGAAATCGCGAATGCTGGAAAGGCTGCTTTATATTTAGATAGATTACACAAGCGACAAGCGGAAGGTTTAACAACACCTAAACAAATCAGATTACTTGAAAGATACGGTTTCAAAGGTGTGGGAATGTGGCCGTTCGAAGAAGCTAAAAATATGATTAATCGCATAGCAGCTAATGGTTGGAGAGTTCCGACAAGCGTGCGACCAGCTGAATATGTACTAAATTAAGAAGGAGGAGATAGTGGCAGAGAATGATTTTAATTTGTTGCCGTTGCTGGATTACATCAATCCTGCCACGGTAGATTATCAGACGTGGGTCAATGTCGGTATGGCTCTTAAACATGAAGGATATACAGCATCCGACTGGGATAACTGGTCACAAAATGATAGTCGATACAAGAAATTTGAGTGCTTCAAGAAATGGGATACTTTCAATGAACAAGCAGGAACTATCGTGACGGGTGCGACGATTACCCAACTTGCTAAAGAAAATGGCTGGGTGTCGCAATCCAGCTATGATAGCGAGAACGCGCATGAGTTAGGCTGGACCGATACAATAGATCGTGATTATCGTGTCATTGATAAAGACTGGATTGAAGGTAAGGAAATCCATGAGCCAACTATTTGGAATCCGGTTCAGGAAATTATCAAATACCTTGAAACGCTCTTTGAAGCTAGCGAAAATGTTGGGTACGTTACTGAATGCTATCCAAAGACTGACGATGAAACAGGCGAGATTGTCAAATGGCTGCCAACTAAGGGAGCTTATGATCGGACTGCTGGGCAATTGATTGAAGAACTTAGTAGATGTAATGGCGATATCGGTGCAGTGCTAGGTGATTATCACGAAGAAGCCGGCGCATGGGTTCGATTCAATCCAATGGACGGTAAAGGTGCAAAAAATGAAAACGTGACAGATTTCAGATATGCCCTGGTCGAATCCGACAGTATGCCAATCGATAAACAGAACGCCATATACAAAGAACTTGAATTACCGATTGTTGCCTTAGTGCATAGCGGAAACAAGTCACTACATGCCATCGTCAAAGTAGATGCCAAGAATTACGAAGAATACCGTAATAGGGTTGATTATCTTTATAAGATTTGTCAAAAGAACGGCATTATCGTCGATACACAGAATCGAAATCCAAATAGACTATCTCGTATGCCTGGGTTCATCCGTAATGGACAGAAGCAATTCTTAGTAGATACTAACATCGGTAAGACCGATTGGGATGAATGGTATCAATACATCGAAGATTTGAACGATGATTTACCTGATCCTGAAGGATTGGCCGATAGTTGGGATAACTTGCCAGAGTTAGCTCCTGAGTTGATAAAAGGTGTCCTTCGTCAAGGCCATAAGATGCTGATTGCTGGACCATCAAAAGCTGGTAAGTCATTCGCTTTAATTGAAATGTCAATTGCAATTGCTGAAGGCAAAAAATGGCTAGGCTGGGATTGTACTCAAGGGCGTGTATTATACGTCAATCTGGAGCTAGACCGTCCGTCTGCCTTACATCGCTTCCGTGACGTTTATCAAGCTATGGGATTACCACCTAAAAGCATCCAGAATATCGATATCTGGAATCTTCGTGGGAAGACTGTACCGATGGACAAGTTGGCTCCTAAACTCATACGTCGAGCTTTGAAGAAAAACTATATCGCAGTTATCATTGACCCGATTTACAAGGTCCTGACTGGTGACGAGAACAGTGCAGACCAGATGGCACATTTTACGAATCAATTTGATAAAGTGGCCACAGAGTTAGGCTCTAGCGTTATCTACTGTCACCACCACTCAAAAGGTTCGCAAGGTGGCAAGAAGTCCATGGACCGCGCTAGTGGTTCGGGTGTATTCGCTCGGGATCCTGACGCGCTTATCGATTTGGTCGAGCTGGAAGTATCAGAGGAATTACTTACTCAGAGGATGAACCAAGCAGCATGCGAAGTATACAAGCAGGCTTTGCAAGAGCGAAATAATGCCTATTACCAGCAAAATGTCGGACTAGATGATCTGTTAAGTCTAGTGCAGATGAGAACGCACTTCGAGAAAGGTATTCCTGACGTGATGTCTCGAGCTCCTTATGTAGACAAACTCGAAGAAGTTCGCAACAAGATCCAGATAGCAACCGCTTGGCGTGTTGAAGGTACGCTCCGAGAGTTTGCCAAATTTAAGCCAGTGAATATGTGGTTCAGCTATCCAGTGCATACACTTGATGAATCAGGCGTGTTAGCAGATATCCAATTAGAAGATACTACGCCAAATTGGAAAAAGAATCTAGATAGTAAAAAGGGGAATGAGAAGAAAAAGAAATCTGCTGACGAGAGATTTACTACTGCTATGGATGCATTATTCGACGGAATCAATCCGGTTGAATTGAGTGAAATGGTGGAATATTTTTCAACAGAAGACAAACCTGTTAGCGAAAAAACTATCAGAAGATGGGTCAAAAATAGAGATGATTTTGAAGTGAAAAACAATCAAATCACACCCAAAGAAGAGCTAGGGACAGAGTAGGGACAAGGACAAACCCGATAGACAAACCCGAGAGTGTCCCTCGGGAATGTCCTTGACTCTCAGAGACAAACCCGAGAGTGTCCCTGTGTCTCTGGAGTGTCTCTAGGGACAAAGACAAACCCGAGAATGTCCCTGAGAAAACGCACAACCATGCGGATTTTTAGCTCTAGGGACAAACCCGAGAAATTCAGGGACAAAGCTAGGGACAGAATATCTCCCTCCTTGAGGAGAGATATTTAGGAAATGTCCCTGAGAGTTCAGAAGAACAGGTACAGGAACAGGGGCGATTGAGCTACGCCCCCTGTAACCCTGTAACCCTGTCCTTCACTCTGAACTTAGGCGCGTATAAAAAGAAAGGAAAAAATAAAAATGGGACGTCGAAAGAAAAAGTATTCAGTGAATTTGGAAATAGGTAAAAAAATGCCACCACTTTATCACACGTTGCCAGGGCAAGATTTTTGGTATTCCGATTCTGAAGTTTTGAAATGGGTTGCAAATCAGCCGACTCTTTTAAACTGGGTAAAAGACCAATTAAAAACAGCTGGCTACATCGTCTACAATCCTGAAACGGGGCAGTGGAAAGGTGTAGACTATGATGATTGAATTCTTTTTACCGATGAAAAAAATCCCGACAACAACTCATCAACAGAAAAAGGTAAATGTGAGATTTGGTAAGCCAATCTTTTATGAGCCAGAGGATCTAAAAAATGCCAGAGCAAAATTTGAGAGCTTGCTTGCCCAGCATGTTCCTCCTGATAAATTTAAAGGAGCGATTCGTCTGACGGTTAAGTGGTGTTTCCCTCGTATCAAGAAAAGTTACGATGGCCA